GTCCACCTTTGCCCAGAAGCGTTGCTCGGCGGTCAAGTTCAGCCATCGCCCTGTATGTGCATTGGCGAACCGGCTCTGCCTGCTTGGATGATTACTGGGATAGATCGGCGTGCCACAACCACAGGCGCAATAACCGCAAGGCTTTTCGCCGGGCTGCTCTTTTCGCTTCTTGGGATTGTGACCAACGACATAGAGGCGGTATTGCCCCTTAATGGTTCCCGACCTCGTGTGATTCTTGTCGGCTATTTGGGTTGGCTGTCCACAGCCGCACATACACAGACCGCTTGGGTTTGGGCCTGTGTCGGTGAAGGGAAGTTGGGGTTGGAATGGGCTTGGGGTATGCTTTGTCACGTCGTTAGTCTCCTTTGGACTATCGGCCAAAGCCGGGGGCGTTTGCAGCGCCGCTCGGCTACTTGTATTGGTTTCTACTCGTTCAATTATACCACGGCGTAGGATAGAACGGAAGGAATCATCAATGGAAGTCATCCATGTGACAGCCGTATCACTAGACGGCAAGCTTGCCTTTGCCGAGCAGAACGAGGCGCACCCAGACGGCGAAGTAACGGTGTTCGGTGACGGCGAGGTGGTCAAGGTGGCCAGAACGCCCGCCGTCGAGCAGGCTATCCTAGACGGCAATTTGGAGCAGGTCAAGGATCCACAGTTGCCCGCCGACGCCGTGAGCGCCACCACCGAAACGGTTGAGACGGAAACGTTTGATGAGCCGCCCACAGAGGGCGAAGAGGACGCGTGAATAGTTGCTTTACTCTATCAGGCAGGAGCTTTGAATATGCCGATAGTGAGTACAACTGCACGCGTCTAAATGAGCGTGCGGTGGAAGTGCCGGTGGCGCTTTCGCTGCTCTGCCATGCACGCAAGCATGACGGTGCGGTGTTGGAAGTGGGGGCCGTTTTGCCCCATTACCGTCCGGGCTGGCCTAGCGACGGGCATGTGTGCGTGGATTTGTTTGAGCCGTATGCGGGTGTCATCAATGCCGATGTATTGACGTGGGAGCCGCCGGGAGCCCCCAGGGCGCAGTTTGACCTCATCGTGTGCATCTCGACGCTGGATCATCTGCGCGAAGAGGATGAGTTCCGCGCCGCATTAGAACGCCTTCGGGCCTGGCGCAAGCCGGAAGGTTTGCTCTTTGTCACGCTGCCTTACGGGCAACCGGCCTGGGTGGGCGGCGGACCGTGGCTTGATAGGCTAATTGAGCGCGGATCGCTTGACGCAGACATCATCTGGCGCATGGATAAAACGGATGTGGTAGCGCACGGGTGGGAGCAGATCCGCGGTGTTGCACCGCGGCGCGCGTACAACTGGCCTACGGCCTATGCTAACACGGTCTATATGTACATGTGGGGGGAGGTGGAACAGTGGTGGAAGCTTTAGGCAGCCTACCCTTCTACGTGCCCGTGACGCTTGATCCATGGGAATCCTACGGCCTGATTGGGCTGCAACTTGTGCGCCATCTCGCTCGCCTGGGTGTCGAGGTAGACCTCTATGGCCCATCTCCGCAGATGGCGCGTGCTCACGCTGACACGCCCGCAGGGGGCATCGTGCTGGGGCCGGTGGACACCTTTGCCTATCACGGTCAGCGCCTGCGGCAAGGGCCGCATGTAGCCATCACGATGTTTGAGAGTACGCGTCTGCCGGCGGATGCGCAAGGGTCCGAGGACGATTGGGTTACGCCGCTCAATGCCTGCGATGCTGTGATTGTGCCGAGCCGGTTTTGCGCGGAGGTCTTTGTTGGGAGCGGTGTACATGCGCCGATTCATGTCGTGCCCTTGGGCATCGGCGACATCTACCGCTACCAGGAAAGGCCAGAAAAGCCGCAAGGCATGCCCTGTAAGGGTTTGACGTTTCTGACCTTTATCGATAGAGGGGAGCGCAAGGGCGGCCACATGGCGCTACAGGCGTTTCTACGCGCCTTTGGTGATGACCCACGCTATAAGCTCATCCTCAAAAGCCGCAAGCCCAGAACCGGCCTGAACTTTACCAATCCCAACATCGAAACGATTCAGGCCGACCTCAGCGAGGCGGAACTCTATCAGTTGTATCTACGCGCTGATGTGCTCATCAACGCCCACTGCGGCGAAGGATTTGGGCTACTGCCCAGGGAATTTGCTGCGAGTGGAGGGTTGGCGCTGACCACCGCCTGGAGCGGCACTGCCGACGAGTTGGAAAGGTGGGGCGTTGCGCTTCCTTACACGCTTGTCAAGGCGGGCTGGCGAGATACGCCGAAATACGCCGGCAAGGAACTGGGCGAGTGGGCGCAGGTGGATACAGGCGAATTGGCGCAGGTCTTACGTGAGGTTGCCAGCGATTGGGAAAGCTACGCTAAGACATTAGCGGCCAAGGCGCAGGCGGCGCGCCAACTCTACTCGTGGCATGAATTCGCCAGCGGTGTGCTGAACGTATGGAAAGAAGCAGCTTATGCCGAGTCGCGAATCTGAAATTGCCGCCATCCTGCAAGGCGATAGCGGCCTGATGGCTACCCTCAGCGGCGGCCTCTATGTCTATGGCGACCTGGGTCCTGCGGGCATTACGCGGGACAGCACGCCCGCCGCCTTTGACCCGGACGGCTATCTTTTGCCCTGCGCCATCGTCAAGCAGCGCGGCGACATCCCCACCTTTGAGGCGGGCGACACGGCGGGGCAAGTCACCAGCGGGAATCAGGTCTGCGAGCTTTGGTTGTATCAGGATACGACCTATACGGCCATCGACGCCGCCAAGCCAATCATCTATCGCCTCCTGCAAGGGGCCGTACTGCCCGATAGCTTTGAGATTTACCTAGCCAATACGCTATCCCGCCAACGGGATACGGGCGCTTTACAGGATGCGAGCATGGAGCGCGTCGATTATGTGGTGCCGTTTGTGATGATGCCAACGTAACTAAAAAGGGAGAAAGAATATGCCTGCGTTAATCAGTTATCACCGAGGTGTCCGTGGATTAAGTATGGCCACGTGGACCGCTGAAAACAGCTATGGGCCGCTCTACCCCATCACGGGGGCGCGTGGCGCCAACCTGGCCTGGGTCGTCGAATCAGACGAGCTGCGCGGCGATGATGTTGTCTTGGATAGATACACCACGATGGTATCGGCCACGTTGTCGATTCAGGAAGCTTCCATTGACCTCAACGTGCTGGACATGTGGCTGGGCGGCACGCTGGTCAGCAACGCCAACTACTATGACCTCAAGGTGTCCGACGCCGACAACGTGCCCTACATTGCCATCGTCGGCCATATCGTAGGCAGCGGCGGTTTGGGTGATTTGCACTTCCTGTTGCCCAAGGCCAAGCTGGCTGGCAACTTGCAGCTCAACGCCGCCGTCGATAGCTATCTCATTCCGCAGGCGGACTTCCAGGGCGTGCAGGAAGGCAACATTAACGGTATGTTACGCCTGCGCCATTACAACGTCTACCACCCCCTGGCGCTGCCGCTGGCGACCACCTAGCCATGAATGGTCACGCACCAAGTAACGGCGACGAGCAGGAATTTGGCGACAAAATGAAGATCATGCGCCGCGACGGTTGGGAGCAGACGCTGCCCAGCGGGCGCACGGTGCGCGTGCGCGCCCTGGAGCCACACATGCTTCTGCGTGATGGTGACTGCCCCGACATCCTCACGCCGATGCTGCTCAAGTCTCTTTACGAAGGGCAGGATGCGGCGGCGCGTGCGTTTTTGACAACAGAGCTGCCCAGCACAGAAGAGGCGCTCGCCTACGTCGATGCCATAGACCGCATCGTGGACAAGAGCATTGCTGACGGTACGCCGGTCGAGGAATTAACGATTGGGGAAAAAAAGTGGATATTCCGCCTGGCCCTGGGTGGTGCCGAATTATTGATTACTTTTCGTCTCGAACAGGCGAGAGATGTGGCGGTTGTGGAGGAAGGCGACCAGCTACCACAAGCTGCCGAGTGAAATCTTTGGCGAAGAGAACGCCCTGGCCGCCTGGATGCTCGACAATGCCGTAACCACCTTTGGCACGCTGGTCGAAAACATGCTCCAGGAGCGCGAGGAGGTCAGCGTTGGCGACCGTAAAGAGTACCGCCAACGCTACTCGATTGCCCAACTACTCGACCCTACATTTGTTTTTCCGCGTGATGACGACGCTGAGGAGGATGGCGGCGGCTGGGACGAATCGACATGGGATGAGTCGCAGCTCAAGCCAGATGGCAAAGCCATCAACCTAAACGGCATTGTAGGGATTCAGGGCTTGAACTTTGACGAGATAAAGGGGTGAACTATGGCTTTCCACTGGGACGTGAAACCCACAGATACTTTTCCCGAAGGATACGCACAGTATACGCGTGCCGTCTATGTCACGGGGCGGCGTGTAGCGGAGAGCCGCGCTGAACAAATGTTGGCCTGGGCTCGACAAAACGCGCCTTGGAATGATGTAACGGGAGCTGCGCGGGCCGGCTTAAATGTGACTGTAACTCAAGCTCCTGGCGTAGTCGCAGAGATTACGCTGGCGCATGATCCAGCGCTGAATTACCCTGTATATCTTGAGACCCGCTTCGCGGGACGGGACGCCATAATTGCGCCAAGCGTGGACGTATGGGGGGCGATCTTCCAAAGGGATATGACTCGAATTGTGAACTTACAACTGGCAACTAAAGGCTAGTTCGATAACAAAGTAGGCTGAATTGCAAAGGTGCTAACTAACTGTCCACAAATTTGGCGTTGATATAGCCAACTTGACCTTGGCAGTCCAGCTTATCAAAAGTGGAGTACATGCCTTCTTCCCACTTAATCGTGATCGAGTCATCTAGATTGGTGCAAACCGTTCCAACTGGAAAGTCGGCAAATGCATCTTGACCCGAACCAGGTTCGGCCCACATTTGCAGTGGTTCACCGGTTGGGCGCTGCAAAGTGACCTGATTGGAAGTAAAGAATAATCCCTTTACGACGAAAAGTAGTGCTATGGACAGACCGACTAACCCGATTTTGTTTCTCATTCACAATTTCCTTCAAAAAGACTTCAACGAATGAGCGATAGTATACAACCAGCTGTGCAACTCGTGTCTGACGATCCTGACAGGACAAGCGTTGACAGATTGAGGAAATGATCGATGCCAACTGAGCTTGGGGCGGCACATGGAACTATCGTAATAGAGGCTCAATTAACACAGGCCGCTAACGACATCTCACAATTCAGCCGCAAGAGTGAGCAGGAACTTGACCGGCTAGCGGCCAGTTCAATGCGCGCCCAGCAAAGTATGAATGAGCTGGCCGGCGCGTTTGGCGTTGCCTTCAGCATTGCCGGAGTCGTACAGTTGGGACGGATGGGCGTTGAGCTGGCCAAGAGTGCAGCCGAGGCCGATGCTGCCGCCGTATCTTTTGAACATTTAGCCGACAGCATTAATGAAGATGCGGACGAAATCTTAGCGGGGATGCAAAAGGCATCAAGGGGAGCAATCTCCAATGCCAACCTGATTCTAGCCGCCAACCGCGCCATCGGCTCTGAGATTGTCGATAGTAGCGCCGAACTGAATCAGTTGCTTGAAATTGCCACCGCAACGGGGCGCGCCTTTGGCTTTACGACGACGGAGGCATTTGAGCGTATTGTTGGCGGTCTTGCCAAGTTAGAGCCGGAACTGTTGGATGAACTCAACATTACGGTGAAGCTGAATGAAGCGTATGACACCTATGCTCAAAGTCTGGGCAAGACAAGCGAGCAACTGAGCGAAGCCGAGCGGCGACAGGCGCTCTTTAATGAGGTTGTACGCGAAAGCCAACCGGCAGTTGATGCTGCCGGCGATGCAGCCGGCGATTCATTCGAGAAGTGGAATCAGTTGACGGCCGCCTTTGACAATCTCAAAGAGGCAGCAGGCAACGTGGTCAACGCCGTGGGCTTTCTGGATACGTGGACGCACGACCTAGAGACACTAGCCGACCAACTGGAAACGGCCGTCGAGTGGATGAAGGAACTCAAGGAGTGGGCAGATCGGGTTAAGGCCACCAACTTTGCGGAACTTCTGAGTCAGGCCGCGGCGGGTGGCATCCCCACACCAACCAGTCCTTTTGCGGGGGGTGGTGGCCTTGGCGGCGGCGGCGGGGGCGGTGGAACTGGTGGCTTTGAAGGGCCGGATGACCCCGGCTTTAGCGCCGAAGCCAATGAAGCCATGCTGGACTGGGCCGCCGAGCGCACCCAAATCGAGCGCGACGCCAACGCCGATATTTTGGATGAAAATCGCTCTTACCAACAGCAGCGCGCCAGCAGCATTGCCGACTACGAGCAGAGCATCACGCGCTCTGCCGCCAACTATGCCAAGCAGCGCGCACGCGCCGTCGAGGAGTATGAGAAGGGCGTGGCGCGCTTCCAACGGGACGCGCAGGCACAGCAGTTGCGTATGGCTGAGGATCACGAGCGCAATTTGGCCAGGATGCGTGCGGATCATGCCCAGCGGCTTGCTGACCTTCAGGAAGATTTGGACACAAGAAACAGTGAGCGCCGCGCCGAGTCGGCTGAACGCCTGGCTGACTTTGCTGAAGATCGCGACGAAGGCATCGTCGAGGCGCGTGAGAAGAGCGCCGGCCGCCTGCTCGAAATCGAAGAGGCGTATGCGAGCAACCGTGTGCGCGCCGTACGCCAGCATGAGGACGCACTCAGCGAAGCTGCCTCCCGTCTTGATGCGCGCGCCGTCTATAACGAACAGCGCCGCTTTGCGCGTGAGCAGGAGGAGGCCGCAGAAGCCCACCAGGAGAAGGTAGACGACGAGCAGGAAAAGCTGGACGAGGCCATCAAGAACCTCAACGATGCCTATACCCAAAAGGTCGCTGATGAGCAGGAGGCGTTGCAGAAGTCGATTGACCAGGCGCAAAAAGCCTACGACAAACAGGTATCCGATGCTAACGAGGCTTTTGAACAGCGTGAGCAGGATGCGATTGACTCCTATAAGCTGCAGGCGGCTGATTTCCAGACGCAGCACGAGCAGCGCCTCAGCGACATGGCCACCGATTTCAACGAAGAGATGACGCAGCGCGACGGCGACCAGGCAGACCGCATTAGCGAGATGAAAACGGACCATCAGGAAAACCTGACCGAACTCGACACGGAGCATGGCGAACGGCTTACGCAAATCGGCCGCCACGCCGCCGAGGAGCGCGGCGAGCTTGACACTGAATTTGAGAAGCGCATGACGGAGTTGAGCGGTCATGAGTTCGACCTGGAGACGGAACAGTTTAAGCACCAGAACCGCATGTTGGACGGCTACCAGGATTATCTGGACGACATCGAGCGCGAGCAAATCAAGCATCAAATTCGTATGCTGCGCCTGCTGGCGGAAACGCCCGGCCTGACGCCGGCGGAGTTGCAAGACATTAACAATGCCATCACGGACCTAGGGATTGCCCTGGGCAAGGTGGGCGATGCGGTCACGCATGTCGATCCGCGTATAGCGCCGGTACAAATCGCACCGGGCGACCAGCTGGTGACGGCGGGCTTAAGTGGCGCCAGCTTTATCACGCCTGCAACAGGAGGCGGCGGCCCAACAGTCGCCGGTATGGCCGTGACCATTGCGTCGGGAGCTATCGTCATCAACGCCGCGCCTGGCATGAGTACGGCAGGCATGGGCGATGAATTTGAACGCAGGCTGCTTACGGTCCTGCAAAGAGTAGCGAGGAACGGCTAATGGCCTCAGATTATCGCAGCAAGGTCGGCCTCAACCAAACGCTTGTCAGTCTCACCAAGCTCTCTCCGCAGCCTTCAAGCGCGGGCGTGATGGCAACGCGGCGCGTGCCATTGGGCGATGGCTCCATCCTTGACCAGGGGCTGTATGTGGAGTGGGTCTACAACGTTGTCGAGGACGCCGCGCAGTTGCTGGCGATCCTCACCCCATTGGGCCTGCACACCGCTAAATCGAGCGTGGTGACGATTTATACCAGGGACGACCTCTATGCCTACAAACGCTACAATGGAATAGCTCATAGACCCGCCCCTTCCTGGGAGAGTTATTTTCCACGGAATGTGGTCATCCTCATTCGCAACCTGGAAATTTTACCTTAGGGAAGGTGCTTCCATACCAAATGGCGAACAATGTCGGAAACAAGCGACTGAGAAACAGCAAAATGCGCTGCCAGTCGGGTTTGCGTCCAACCCATCTTGTACAGTTTACGCATTTCTATAACTTGAGAATCAGACAGGCGAGCCTGTGCAACTCGACCGCCGAAGACGTGACGAGATTTTGCAACTTTATCCGCCATGTTGTCTTGATGGGTTCCGAGGAAAAGATGATTCGGGTTGACGCAAGGAGGGTTGTCGCATTTATGCAACACATGCAAGCCGTCAGAAATTGGGCCAAAATGAATTTCATAAGAAAGGCGATGCGCCATCAATTTGCCATTCGGATAATCCGGCAAGAAACCATAGCCTGCAAGGTATCTTCCGCCTGTCCACTCCCAACATTCTTGAGCTTTCCCGACCCGCACCTTTCCCCAAAAACGATCAGCGAGCGGCTTGCGTCTCTTTGGGCCATTGCGACGATATTCTATGCCTTCAATACGGGTGCATTGTTTACAACAACTATGCAATCCGCCGGGTGTGTTCTTGTCGCGGTGGAAGAACTCTGGCGTTCTAGGGTATTGGTTGGTGCAGCGGGGGCAGCGTTTTGGGGTATCATTATTCATGTCATTAGCTCCTTAATAGCTAGTGGCCGATCCAGGGACGATTCACAGTCGTCGCCTGGTGTTTTTGTTGGGTTTACTCGTTCAATTATACCACAAACGGGAGGTATAGCCGAACGATGCTGAGAATGTACATCCACAAACCAAAGGTCATCTTGCGGGCCAGGCTGAACATGTCTGCGAGCCAGAACTATCCTTTGGATGTTCTTATCTTTGATACGGTGACGCTTGGCAATACAACCCTTCTCAAAGAAAGCATGACGCTCCTATTGGGGTCTGCCGCAGATAAGCATGATTACGGGATGGTGCGTTACAGATATATGGATCCGGACTTCCCTTCCACGCAGATGCATGTAAGTCGTTATTCACAGGGTACGGGAATCGGCGAACTGAATCTTGTCGATAATGCCTATATCACCGTACTGGAAGATTACAGGGTATGGGCCAAGATTCCGCAGATGGCGGGCGGGGCCATGTGGAAAGATACGGATATAAGCTCTGAGCTGAACAACGGCAAGCCGCCTGCTGTTCCCAACGGTGGGCCAGGTACGGCGGGAGATATAGACCCTGGTACGGGTAGGCTGGAAGTGGCGTTTTCGGCACAGAGCTTTATCTTCAATAAGGCTTTCACACCTCCTACGCCGAATCCAAATAACTATATCTGGGAACTTCCTGGCACGGCGACGGTGGTGGCCGGAAACGTGACGACCGCGAACGTCACCGCCCGATTTCTTCCTGGCTTCTACTATGTTTATCTAACCGTCCACGACTGGGGCCTAAACCACGCCGAAACGCAGAAGATTCCTATCTTCGCCCGTGACCCTGCCTCCGACCTTTCCACCACAGAGTTTAGAGTGGTGTCGCATCAGCATGACCAGGTAGGGCAAGAAATCACAATCGAACTGTATAAACCGCTGCCTCGCAATACCTACTACGATGGCTTTCTGATGATGATGTGGGATGACAGCATCACCTATGTTCCTGTTCTGCGCCGCCACATGCAATTTATTGGCTGGCATCAAGCGGAAGATGTATCGATTCGTACCGAAGCGACCGCTACCCTGGATGATACTCGCTTAACTTTCTACGATGTGGGCAAACGCTTAGAGATGCTGCCCGGCTTTTCGCAGGTGATGAAGTACGCGGCGACGGTAGGGGTGGACTGGTCAGAGTCAGAGTTTGCCAATATGCTCTATTACTTCTGGTTTTTGCTGCACTACCACTCCACGGCGCTAGAAGTGGCGGACTTCTTCGACTATTCGTTCAGCCTCTCCCTCTATGAATTTGTCGTGATAGGCAGCGACAAGCAGAATCTTAGCGCGCAAATCCAGGAGCTTGCCGCTAAGGTTTCGCCAGATCATAGGATGAGCTGCAACCGCCAGGGGCAGTTAAAGATGATTCCTGACCTGAACATCATGCATACGGCAGACCGTCCCAGCACGGTCATGGACACTGTATCTGATAGCCTGTGGGTCAGCGTCACCTGGGGCTATTCGCAGCAGCCGAAGGTCGGGCAAATCCAGACAATGGCGATTGTTTCCAGTCATGAAACCGTGATGGTGGGGGATAAAGAAACGCTAGAAGTGGTTGCCTGTGTTGCGCCAGGGACGGGATACGGCCAGGGCGAACAGATGATAGAAGCGGGTGAGCGCATTTGTTTCGAGCAATTTAATCTGAATAATGTAGAAGGCAATCGTTATGCCAAGATGAACGCACGCTTTGCGCCCTTCACGATTACCGTCCCCTGGGAACTCTTGGACCCTGACGTTTCACCGGCGGAAGCCCAGTGGCTGCGTCTGACCATCAGTGACGCCAATCATCCCATTCGCGAAGCAACCGGCTTTACAGATTTACGCGGCATTGTGCTGGAAATGACGACGGAATATCAGGTTGACGATACGGGGCTAAGTCGTATGGTCACAATCCAGTGGGAAATGGAAAGCAGCGGGCATCCGGCAGAGACCGTCATTCTGTGGCCGGACGTGCCGGAGGAGACGCCTTGAACGAAACTGAGATTCTTAAGACCCTGGATCGCATCTGGGAACGTAGCAATGTTCGTACTGCCATCTATGGTCGTCTGGGCAAACAAGACGGCACCGTAGCCGACATTGAAGTGATTGGGCGGCCTGGTTACGTGTATGTAAGTATGGGCGACTTGGGCGACCAGGGCATCAACATCGCCAAAGATAAGGCCGGCGTCGCCCGCACCGTCTTTCAACAGGTCAAGATGCGCCGTGAGCTTGGTGAGCTGGTCATCTATGAAGCTGCCGCCTATGCGGGGGGTACAGGAGGTACAGGGGGTGCAACTAGTTTCTTTGACCTGACCGATGTCAACCCCGTGGGCTGGGACAATGGCGAAGTGCCGACTTGGAACAGCATTAGCGGCAAGTTTGACCCTACGCTACCCACAGGGGGTGGGGGTGGCGGCTCCTACGTCGAAGGGCCAGGCATCGACATCAGCGGTACGCTCATCTCAGCCGTCGCGCATCCGACGCGCGGTATCATCATTGACGCATCGGGCATCGGTGTCAAAGGCAGCACGAATGGCGGGCTGGCGGCGGATGCGAACGGTCTGTATATCCATCCAAAGAGCAACAGCGGTCTCGCCATTGACAGTACCGGCATTGGCGTGGGCGCGGGCGATGGCATTGATGTGGCAGGGACGGCGGTGGCGGTCGATGTCAGCGACTTGGTAGGAGATGGCATTGAAGAGGACGGCTCCAATAACTTCACAATCAAACTCGATACCAATAGTGGCATGATCGTGGATGGCGGTGGTCTCTCGGTTGGCAACGGTGACGGCATTGTCACAGCCGGCAACTATACCAAAGTCAAGGTGACCGACCTTTTGGGTCTGGGTATGACCGACGATGGGGCCAACAATTTCAAAGTTTTGCTTGACACGCCCAACAGCGGCTTAAACTATGGGCCAACGGGGGGCTTGGAAGTCGGGCAGGGTGACGGCATTGGTGTCGTCGGCAACGATGTAGCGGTGCGCCTGTCGCAGCCGACCAGTGGCCTGGACTTTGGGCCGGATGGCGGCTTGCTGATTGGTGAAGGCGATGGCATTGATGTGGAGACCAACACCATCAAGGTCAACGTGGTGGAGATCATCAACCCTGCTTACGGCATCTACCATGACGGCTCCAACAACATTGTGGTGGCTCTGGAGCCTGACAGTGGTCTGCGCTACAACGACCCATCAGGACGCTTGGAGCTGGGCGAACCCGGCACGCTGCATGTCAACAGCGTCAATGAACTCATCGACGATACGCACTTCCATCAAGTGCTGACCTCCAGCGACCCGGGATCTACTGAGAAGATACTGGCCACCGATGTTTACGGCGGCTTGCGCCTGGACACTGACCTGCTCTATGTGGACGCCGCTAACAATAGGGTGGGCATCAACACCATCCCCGAAAACGAGTGGGGGGCGGCTACGCTGGACGTGTTTGCAGCCAACCCTGCTGACCATACGCAGCGCATCAAGCAGATGCTCGGGCAGACGGGGCGCATGTGGCGCATTGAGGATAGTGGCGGCGATGAGCTTATCGTGCTGGACTCTGTGGGTAACCTGCAAAGCGGCAAGCCTGGCTTTGTGTCGGGCTTAACGGGTTGGCAGATCACGCCGCAAGGTAATGCCGAGTTTAATAATATTTGGGCGCGTGGCGAACTTCACGCAACCGTTTTCGTCAAGGACGAGGTTCACGCCACCGGCGGCACCTTCATGGTGGCCACAGCAGCGACCTTTTATGAGGACGCCACGCTGACTGACGATAACGCTGCTGAGGACGAACTGTGGGTCGTCTCGGCGGCGGCGGGTACAGGGCCGCTAGAGGTGGTGACCACCAGTACCAGTTTTGAGGGCAACACGCTGTGGGTGTCCAACGTCCTTAACGAGATTAAGCTCAACCATCCACCTAGCGGTCCGGCCACCTACTTCCAGCCTGGTGAAATTCTGAGGGTAAAAACCGAGATATACGACCATGACGACCCTGTCTATGATGGCGAGGGCAAGATTGTGCGGTTGGCTGATGTGTGGCTCATCGTTAACCAGGGTGATGCCAGCAATGAAGAGTACGGGCTGTACAGCGTGCAGAAGGTCAGCGGCTCCAACTGCGTGATTCCGAAAGGTACGGCTATCGTCACCTACGGCAAGCCAGGCGATGGGGCCATCCTCATGACCAGCGACTGGCGACCTGCCAACGCTGAGGACGGCGATGACGGCTATGCTCCCTACATCGACGTGTTCACGACAGGGCAACAGCCGTGGCTGGCGACAGCGGGGAGCATCGTGCCGCATGTGAGGATGGGGCAACTCAAAGGGGTAGGTCTGCCAGGCTTTTCCGGCGAGAACAAATTCGGCATTGTGATGGGCCAGGACTTGTCTGACCCGAACAGTGCCTATATGGGAGCGTCCAGTGAGGGTATCGAGATTTATCGTGGGCTAATTAGGTTAAACAACGGCGTCAATGATACCGGCCTTTGGGACAGTGACGGTAATTTCAAGCTGGGCAAAAACATCTCGCAAGACGCCACGACCGGCTTCAGGGTCATCACCACAGGTGAGCATGCCGGAGACGTCATCATTGGCGACGTCGATGCCGGCACCAACTTTGTGCGCTGGGATGCCAACGGGGGCGGGGCAAATGTAGGCACGCTGGTCATCAGAGGTGACCTGCTGGTCGAAGGGAGTGGGGGTGGCGTCAGTGCAGGTTACGTCAAACTAGAAGATGATAAGTATCTGGGCTATGCTGAACAGTACACGCGTGACCAGATTGCCCTCATCGACCCTGGCGGCGACGGCAGTGCCTACGCCGACTCCAGGCGCGTGCTGTCGATTGACGCTGTGTTTGCCAGCAGTGCCTATAACGTCATCTCTTGGGGTGCGTTTAGCATTTACCTGGCTAATGGTACGACCAGGACGGTAGCAGCCAACACCTCCTACACGCTCAATGCTTCCTTCTCACGCTTCTGGATGTGGGTTGACCTCAACGTGGCGGGTACACTGACAATTAACTTCGCCAACGCAGCAAGTGCGGTTAACCAGCCGAGCTATGTGCTGTTGGGGGTGGTCACCAAAGGAGCAAGCACGCCAGCCTCGTCGCGGGCATCGGTGACGGTGGTGGCGGGTAGCACCTACATTTCAGGAGCCAGCATCTTTACGGGGTCGATCACTACAGCCAGCCTTGCTGCCTCGGCCATTACGACCGACAGAATTGCGGCGCGCAACGTTACGGCTGACCGCATTGCTGTTGATGTGTTTACGAGCATTGACCGTCAGAAGGTCAAGGCCATCTATGGCATTGTCGTGCCGACGCCCAAAGACCCAGGTCCACTCAACGAAGTGCGTTGGAGTACCTCGCCCACCAACATCCTGCGTATTGTGCTGGCGAATGATAGGCAGATCACCGTCCTGGCCGGTAACCGCGTCATCACAGGGCGGCAGTATGCCTATGTGGTCACCACGGCTGCCCAAGACGACGATGTGACGAATGCTACCCTGCTCTGGTATCGCCCTGACACGAGTGACACCTATCCGGCCAATGCCCTGGTGGTGGCTGTGTGCGAACAGGGGGTCGAGGCGGCTTCGGCCGTGATGACCAACGGCGGCGTGACGATTTCGGGCAGCGATATTGTGGCAGGCAGCATCACAGCCGACCGCATCCTCGCCAACTCGATTGGGGCTGGGCAAATTAGCGCAGGTCTGTACACCACCTACCAGGCAGACATCACAGCCTACGGCGAAAGCCGCAGGGTGTTGGCTGTGACGGGGACGTTTACCAGTACGGGGCCATCGAAAATAACGTGGAGTGGGGTCAGGGTGCTGCAAGCCGATGGCACGACCTCTATAACGATTCGCAACAGTTCCGTCAACTATCCCAGCGGCTACACGCTGCCTGGGTCACGCACGTTTATGGTGATACCCCCAAACCCAGCAGCGACTGAGGATATGCTGGGCTATACCAACATCGACAACATCCCTGCTGGGTCTATTACCATCTGTGTCTGCGATACAGGGACGGAGAGCGCATCCATCGTGCAGACGGGGGGTGGCGTGGTCATCTCAGGCGATGACATTGTGGCTGACAGCATCGTCGCCACCAAGCTCAAGGCCAACACGCTAACGACGGACCAAGTGGAGGCCGGCTTCTTCACTTCCAACAACACGACGCAAGCGACTGCCATCAAGGGCGACCTCGCCAAAATAACTATCGTCTCCGTCAGCGGCAAGATTGGGACGGTTCCGGCGACGGTGGGACGCTTTACCTGGCCGTCGTTTACGGTCAAGTTTGCCGAACCTGGGCGGCTGTGGGACGTGCCGGCCTCTGCGCCCCATTATCAGATGGTGGGCACAGGGTCTGCCACCAGAGCCTACTTCTATCTCGATACGTCTGACGCCCTTAACTCGCCCATGCGGGTCACGGAGTCCGTCACCTCTGTTCCTGTGACGGGTATCATCCTGGGCGTGGGCGAGAGAGGCACGACCTACTCCAGCGTGACCATGACCTATGGGGGTGTCATCATCTCCGGCAACCATATTGTGGCGGGCAGCATCAAGGCGCAGGACATAGAGGCGGCTAACTTATCCTCTCTCGCCAGCACGACAGGCGTGTTGGAGGTGACCACGGCGGGCAACATTCATTCAACAGGCAAGACCACCGCCTCCGACAACACGGCGGGCTTCTTCCTGGGTTGGGACGAAGGACAGGCAGGGACGGGCGTGGACGACGCTTACAAGTTTGTGATCGGGGACACCAACAACTATTTCAAGTGGCTTGGTCCCGCCTTCCCCTTTACCTTCAGCACCAAATTCCCTCTAACCATCAATAGCGCGGCGGGAGCCGATGTGCTGCGCTTCGTGGGGCCGTCTGAGTATGCCCAAGCAGATATTGGTATCACGCATCTCAGTACAGGGATGCAGACGGATGGCGACTGGAAGTTTCTCGGCAATGTCAACGTAATGACGAGCCTGACCGTCAGCGCCAACGCCACTGTCAACGGCAACACCAGCGTCAAGACGCTTAACCTTGCCAACACAGCGGCCAATGACTACACGGCCTTGACCTTTACGGAAGGCGGCAATTCGGGACGTTTCCGTTTCGGCGCATCCACCGCAATTCCCAGTCGCCTGGACTGGATGGAGGACATGTACATCGAGAAATCGCTGGTCGTAAAAGGGGGTTTGCAGACGAGTGGGGCGGTTTTAGGCATCAAGACCATGAGTCCACTCATCGGCCATTCCAACGACGTAGACTTCCCTGGGTCACCTGGCGACATTTCTTGGCACGCCAAGTATTTATATATCTATGTACCCGCTGATGGGCCTGACCCTGCCGGATGGCGCAGGATTGGGCTGGGACCAGCATGGTAGACTTGTCCCGTCAGGGGAGGGAAAGGAAAGGAATTGTTATGGCAAATTCAAGCGAGTACGGACGACGGTTGAGTGAGGCGCAGCGCCAACACCTGATGCAGCTCATTCTGGCGATGAACACGGCTTCGGCCAAACGGGACGCCGCCAACGGCATCTTACAGGCGCAGGTGGAGATTGCCCAGCGCGAGCTTGAAACAGCGGAGGCCAATGCCAATGCCTTTCTACGCTACTGTGGCAATGAACTGAACGTAACCTTTGACGACGGCAAGTGGCGATTCGACCAGTCGCTGATGTGCTTTGTCCGCACAGAGCAAGACCCTTCCAGGGCAAGCGTACAGCAGCCCCGCCAAGTGGAGGAGAGTGAGCCGGAACCATCACAGAACGGGGTAGTGGAACATGCCAAGAACCTTACGTGACCTCAATGAGTTGACGGCAGTTGCCGATAACGACTGGGTGCATGTCAACGACGTCAATGACGTGCTGGACCAGGACAAGAAAATCACGCGCTTCAACCTGATTGGCACGGCCATTAGTGGCGGTGGGGCCATCAATACGGGAGGCTTCACCCTGACCGTTCCCGCTACCGGCACGGCTGCGCTCAAGACAGGTACGCCGGTTGCCAACAATGTGACGACCTGGAGTAATGCCAACACGGTCAAAGATGGGGGACTCGCCTTTGACCAGGTGGTGAGGCGCACAGGGTCATTTACGCTATTGGATCGAGTAGCGCAATGGCATGACGATAACACCATCAAAGGAGCATCGTTTTCGGTTGGGGATGTGGCTCTGCTGGCAACGCCACAGAGCTTTTCTGCGCTCAAGACGTTTACGGCTGGAGCTAGGTTTGGAACATCTCCGACGACGCTTATGCACTACCAGGAGGGTACGTGGACTCCTGCTCTGACCTTTGGCGGCACGGCCAACGGGCTGACCTACCAGGCATCGGGACAAGCGGGACGCTATGTTCGCATCGGCACGATGTGCAGTGTATGGGCGTCGCTGCGTCTTGCTACGGTGGGCAGTTCGGTCGGCAATGCTGTGGTTGGTGGATTGCCCTTTGCCAGCTTCAACCTTACCTTTCATCGACCGCCCATCACCACAGCCTATGCTTCGATGTCTTTTACGGGGGCGCTACAGGGTATTAACGTCAACAACACCACCGATATAACCCTGCAAATCGGCAACAACGGTGTCAATGCAGCCGCCACCAATGCGAACTTTACCAATTCGACGAATTTGTATATCAACCTTGTCTATGAGTGTGCCTAAGTTAGATGCCACGCAAGTATGCGTGGCGTTAAAGAAGGGGAATAAGTGTAGCGATGTCGCTGGAGGCGACTGTATCCAATGGAACAATCGGAGATCGACCAATTTGTCCTAACCGGACAATCGGCCTTGACCGTTTTGGCGCAAGCGCATGAGCAATTACTGCGATGGAGCAGTTCGTTTGAAACGAGGGGTGGCGGCGCTGTCTTTGGCGACGATGCCACCCAGATCGTGTATTTGGCCAACGATTTGGACGCCTGGATGACGCCCGAGCGCGCCGCCACCGTAAGTCGTTTACGAGTTGATGTTTGAGTTATCATCCCCGCGTAAGCAGGAATAATAAATACCAGGCAGGAGCTACCTGGTATTTATTGTGTATTGTCCACTCTGGTCTACAGGGTGGTCTACTAGGTGGACATACCCCTACGGCTACGAGCTTGGCGGTATTCCTGGACTACCAGGGGCCATTGCGCCCAGTACCTTTGTGCGCCGGCTAGTGTATCGAAGTCAAACATGTTGCAGATCCAGCATCTTCGTGTACGGTCGTACAGGAACAGGCCAGGCGGTCTACTGTCTGTCTGTACCTGGCGTTGCTGGATCATCTCCCTTAGCACAATCCCCTCCGATCTGCTTAACCCCCAACGCTTGTGCCCATTGCGCCCGAACGGAGCTGCGATCAAGAACCGATGCGTCACCGGGTCCACGTTGCACAGCACCCCTTCAGAGGTTTCGTAGGCCAGTTGCGTGAGGCGTTGCATCACCTCCATGAATAATTCCACAATCGCCATATCGACATTGCGCCTGCTCAGGTTGGCGGCAAGGCGTTGCACCGTGGTATGGCGCGGGGGCCGGGTGCTTGCGATATCTTCTTTTCGACCAAGGCTATGGAAGATGCTACCGTTTGCCATAACGTTTGCGCCTCGGTGTTCTGGGTTGGTCAACATACTTGCCATGCTTGTAGCTTGGGTGGTCTGCGCCACGTAGGACTTTCCTCTGCCCGTATCGGCCCTTGGACATCATGTCGTCAACATTGTCTTGGGGTGTACCGATAAACAGATGGGCAGGATTACAGCACTCGCGATTATCACAGCGATGACAAACATACATTCCGTCAGGAATGGGGCCATTAAACAACTCATGGGCGAGGCGATGGGCCGGGTAGTTCTTGCCACGAAAAATGATTCGTCCGTATCCGGGGCTAGCGATAGTGCGAGCATTCCAGCATTCTTCTCGCTTGCCAACAAACACTTGTTGCACAAAAGCATCTCCCAAAGACTTGTATTTATAGTGGTGCCTGCCAACATTGATGTGTCCAGGGCAAAAACGTTGGGGCATGCCTTTGATTGTGCCAGTTGTTTTGGCTGTGTACTTTGCGATGGGGGCATCTTGCCCACATCCACATTGACATTTGCCATAGGCATAAACCAGCCCGTATATCTGAACCCATGGAGCCATGTCGTCCGGCGTATACTTCGGTGGACGGTGGCCCAAGATGAATGGCTTGGGATGATTCCGCTTATAGCCACCGTATTTATCACTGACGCGTGATATTTTGGTAAGCTGGCCGCATCCACACTGACACTCGCCGTATGGATAGATCAGACCATACTTTTCTACCCATGGGGCATACTCTTTATTTTCGGTTTCCATATCTCTTCCTGCGTTCTCTACTCTCCAAAAACAATAATCTCCAAGTCATGACCACGTGATAAAAGAGAGCGCCTTCTACCGAGATCATCTGATAGGCAATCAGCGCGGCCAACCAAGTCCCTGCGAATCCGCCAAGCGCCAGCAGCAAGGCCATCACGCTCAGTACCGGCACGCCAAACGCGGTCACGGCAATCAGCAGGACGACCAGGCCGGTAGCGGCCGCCAATGGTGCGGTGGCGAGCGTAAACCCTCTTGCCCGATCTAGGTGTCCTGAATATGGCATCGGCTCGCTTATCGGTGCTGGTGGCAAGTCGGTTGGGGTAATGATTTCCATGCGGGGCGGGTTATTGGCGGGAACAAAGTTATCTCGTTTGTGGTACGATGGGTCAGGCATTGAGTCTCCTATGCGCTCAAATGTCTAGCCGGCATCTGTCCTTTGGGGGAGCAGATGCCGGCGCTTTTGTGCTAGTGGCTATTCGTCAATTGCTCCACGGTACGCGCCAGGCAATAGGGGATGATGACAAAGCTCAGGGCGTAAGCGACACCCGCCGATTCCTGGATGGCGGAGATTTCGGGGGAGTTCATTGTAAAGTTCACAGTCCAGACGGCAGCGAGTGCGCCGAGGATGGTGATGACGTGCAGGATACCTCTTATGAATTTCATGGTTGAATGTGCGCGTTGTGCAGCCGCGCCCCTGCACTAGTTTAGTTAGGCTTGCCCCTTACCCGCTTCGCTCAGGGCAGGCCTGGTGAGGGTGCGGCCTGCAACTGTGCGGCGCGCTCGTTGATACGTTTTTCCAAGCCGGCGATGATCTTCTCAATCTCGACATCTTTGAGCGCCTCTAGGGTTTTGGCGTTGCCTGTGCTGGCTCCTTCGGCAATGGCGGGCATCTTCGCCGACCATGCTTCCGTGCCGTACATCTTGACGCCAAGGCTGTCGGCGCGCTTGACTTGGGCGGGCGTGGCGGCATTGGGCGTTTTGGCGTGGGTAGCGGGCGTGTCCCATAATTCGTCGTCCCCTTCCGGCTGCGCCGACGCGGGGCGGGCATGGTGCGACGTGCCATTGGTGGGAGCGGGAACGGGCGTAGTGACTTTTGGCTTTTGCTTAAAAGAATCCTGTGCCTCCTGGCCGTCATCATCATCGCCCCCTTCAAGGCCAAAGATAGCGGCGAGCGCATATCTTTTCGCGTAGGTCACGGCCGACCCAACGGTATGCGGTTTGCGGTCAGCCAGGGCGATGACGAGCGGCACAAACTCTATCGTAGATCCGGAGCTATGTAGGATGGTGGTCGCGACGCCAACGCCATCTTCCGTCGCCATTGGTTCCTGTGAGACTGATAGACCATTGGCGGCGAGGATGGGTTTGATTACCATTAGCAGGTCGGCCAGTTCCACATACTTATTACCAAAGTTACCTTTGCCCTTTTCGGCAATCAGCGTATCCATCTCGCTGATTGCCTTGACGAATGCGGAAGATACTTCCGCGGTGTTTCCTGAGATAATC